TACCGTGTTATGGCTGGAGATCATTCAGGTTATGACAAGCGATTGTCCCCATTTCTTATGGACCACTTGTTTGACATTTTCAACACCTTGTTTGGTGTGACTGGATTGTATTCTCCAGAGGAAATGCGCCAGGCACGGAATTTGTTTATTGGCGCTACTCGACCTTGTGTGCAATATGATGACCGTGTCGTTCAATGGACTAATTCTAATCCTTCGGGATGGTTGATGACCACACCCTGTAATAGCGCTACTAACACGTTGGCGACTTTCGTCGCCTGCGCTATAGCAGTGTTGGGCGATGGTGCATCAAAGGCTGACGTATCAACGTTCATCACCTATGTCGTGACCCATGACCTTGTCTGGGTCATCGATTTCGGTGACGATGTGACCATAAAGGTGAAACGTGGTGTCTATCATGGTTACAACCTAGATAAGATCACAGACGCATCGCTTGCTGGTGGATACATGTTGATGGGGTTAGTCTACACCGACGAGGATAAGAATTCCGACTTCGTTGACAGGGACCGCAATCTGTTTGAGATTGCATTCCTTAAACGGAAAGTTCGGATGCATCGTGGCCTTGGCCGTCCTGTCGCGATGTTGGATCTGAACACAATCATCCAGAATATCCAGTGGATGAAACGCCCCAAGGATGGTTCGGATGGGCTTCTAATTTGGGAAACCAAGTTGGACCGCTTTCTTGATGAACTATCTATTCATGAAGATGAGACTTGGGATGTTTGGTACCATCGTATTCGCGATGCGTACAATAGTGCTGCACTGGGTCTCCCGCGTAAGGGGGTCAACTTCTCGCTCACTCGGGAAGAAAGAGCCTTACGCTGGTGCAGCGGTGACCTCACTTTGTGAGGTCACACCAGCTTGAGTGAGCATGTGCACATGGATGGTCCCCATTGTGTACATGGGTCCCCTATTTAGGATGAGGTGTCCCCAGGCAGCCCCGAAAAACCTCGTTAGGACCATAGGTGATTTGCTTTGAGCAGAGCTTTTCACTGAATCTATTAGTGCTTGCTACTACAAACCAACCACATATGTCCACTCTTCAGGACACCCAAAAAGAAGACACCACTGCTTTGAATGTTTCCCATCCTGTTTCTGCTGTCCAACGGGCCGATTTGCCCGCTCTATCTCCGCATCTTGTAGAATCGCATCTACCGAATTCTATTTCGCAGGTAGCTGAGTATCTTTCCAAGCCAGTCGCTGTAGCCAGTTTTAACTGGACCACTTCTATGGCGACCGGGCTTATTTTGAATGGTGCCCTTGTGGGGACTGATAGTTGGGTTTACTTTTCGTCAGTGCCGATGTGGCGTGAGAAGGTGCGTGGCTATTTGGGTCTACGCTGTACACTTGTACTTCGTTTGGAGTTAAATGGTACGCCCTTCCACGCAGGACGCATTCGTCTTTGTTATTACCCGGGCGCCGATGTCTCCCGGGGAAAGTTCCGTCAGCACATGTTTGACTTTGTATCCCTGTCTCAGTTACCTGGTTGTGATATCGAAGCTAACGAATCCGCAGTTGAGCTGCGTATCCCTTACACTTCGATTGCTCACTTCATCGAGATGACGAATACTTTGCCCAGATCGCACGGGCGCATTGTGGTGGCTGTCGCATCCCCGCTTTCTGTGGGTGCCGATGGCGCCCAGTCTGTTGGGATGCGTTTGTGGATGTGGCATGAAGACGTCGAGTTGTTCTCGCAGACTTCCCAGCCTATCCAAACGCA